CTTTAACAGTTACAGTTCTTGAATCTACTGACATTTTCTACTCCTCGTTAAAAACTTACTCATACACAATAACATCTTATACAGATATGTCAACCTTTTTTGTGCTTGCCTGTGCGAACTTTATTACCCAAATTGATATAATTGTTACGCAGGAAAATAACTTGCTGTGGAGCAAGGTGTTCCCAAATTAGGAGTTCTCCATCTGGCATTGCTACTTCTAACCAATACATATAACACTCCTAGTGGAAAAATAAAAAGTTTGGATCGTCTTTTAAAAACACCCAACGGTTGTCTTTGATTTTCTTACCGTGTCCTATATTAAAGGATTCTCTTTCACTGGTCAAACGCATTGCAGGATGTCCATTAAACGTTCCTTTACCTGTCACAGTCCACAAATCACCATGTTGTTGAATACGGTTTTTACCGTGCCGGCTCTTGCCTTTTAGTAAAACCTTTTGTCCAATTTCCATTATATGCGAACCTCTTCAACTGAAAAACTAATAACAGCATCGTCTTTAAGGATGTCTTGGATTACTGTATCCAAACCTTGTTTAGTATGCCGTGTAGTTTCCCAAGCATCACCATTTTGCATTTTTGCTGTAATAACGAACTTTGTCATGTCTCTCACTCCTTAAAAACAACTTACTATTAAACATAACACATAATAGTAAGTTGTCAACCTTTTTTTTATTATTTGGGCATAAAGTTTGTTGGAGTGTTAGCAACTGCTACAAGACTATCCGGATTACGGCGCATGATTTTAAGAAAATCTGCTTGATGACGTGTGTTGTTAGCAATATTAGGTGTTGATAAACAATAACAATAGGCAAATAGCACACGATGTGTGTACATATTTGCTAAAAATTTATTGAAACCCGGGCTGTCGGCTTCGAATGAACAATGTTTAATGCACAACTTTTTTACAAGTTTAGCAAATTTAGTGTTTTTTTGATTGTAAGCAAATTTTTCGGCTTGTTTTTTAGACATATGATTGGTCCTCTCTCAAAAGTTATAATTAAACATAACACAGATTGGATATATGTCAACCTTTTTCCATAAAAAAACCGCACCGTAAAGTGCGGACATGTTGGCGCCTTATCCCAACTTGCGAATTAGTGTTAACGTAATATTATTTATTCCTTTTCTGGCTCAATTGTGTGAAACATGGAAAATTTGAAGTAATCTCTAGGCTCATGAAAACGTATATCAACACCTAACATACTCCAGCGTATGCTCCAACGATTGCCTGGTTCACCAAAATGATCATGCATCCAAGCAAGGAATTCTCGTTTTCCTCTGGGCGTATCACTGTCAACTTCTGCTGTGACTATCCAACGCCAGTGTGTGTCATCTAGTTCACGAGTGTAAAAGTGTTTAAACTTTGTGTGCATTTATAAATTTTTCAAAGTCATTGTTGTACATAGTTAGTGCAAAATATGTTTTTTTATCAAACAATAATATTGCTCTGCTTTGTTTTTTTATGTTTCTTATATAATAAGGTGTTTTGATAAATCTGTCAAGATCTAATAAAAACTTAGGACTAGGATCAATGTCCGGTATAGGGATTTCGTAAAACTCTAATTCTAGTCTATCAATACAATGAAGACAACCTTTTTGTGTTAGACGAAAGCCACCATCGCGTCTAGCATTTTGCCACCAATTGACATACGCAATATCATATTGCGGTCTAAGATGAGGCTCTCTAGGATCGTTTTCTAAAAAAGCCGCAGTGTATTCATCTTTACTGCGCATATCATGGATAGATCTGCTTACCTTTGTCTAGTAGTATAACTGTAAACTGATCTGTGCTAAACTGTTTGTTAAGTTTTTTACATAGGTTAATAGCATAACCAGGGTTACTAAAGGATACCTTTTTATACTTGGGCCCTGGATAACTAATAAGCATATTGAATGTTTTTAAATTGATTGGTTTGCCGTCGTAGAATACTGCCCAGATGCCTTCACTTGCAAGCACCTGTTCGGCTTTGTAAGTTTCTTTCTCGACTTTTTCCAACAATACCGTTGGTTTAGGTCTACTCATTTGTGTATTCTCACTTTATAATATGCTACTATTATTTAGCAAGAAATATGCGTAGTTAATTAAAATTTACCATTCGCCGTTATCTATTTGTACTTGAATGGTGTCATCTTCTTTAAGTTGTATAATCTTATCCTGTAGTTCTGTAATATATTCTAACAGTCTTGTGTAATCGTTAGCAATACCACGAGCGTCTTGTGCATTTACTGCTAAACTATCTTTACGCAGGTTCATACACCCATGTGCAAGCCTGTCTAAGTTAGGAAACTGTGGTCTAGCCATTTGCTCGTCTCAGTGTTTCCTGCATTTCCATTTTAGATTTGAAAGGACCAACAAATTCATATCTGCTTAGTGTAATAAGTTTAGGACAATATGCAGGACTAACACCATTATCATTTTCCCAATATACTACATAATATCCTGCGCAAAAGAAACTTTGACTTGCTTCTGTTTTTGTGTATAGCGGTAATTTGCGTTTAAGATCATATATTGGATTGTATGGTTTTGTTTTGCAAGGAAATCCATGTACTTCATATTCTTGTTTATCTTGTACTACTACATCCTTGCCAGTAAAACTAACTTTAAATTTTTGCTTTAGTTCGTCTAACTTCTTAAATGTTTGATTTTCTTTGCCAACAGTAAGTGTAACACCATGTTCGTTACTGCGAATAGTGCCTACTTTTTGTCCATTATCTTCTAAGATCCAAAACTTATCTTCAAGTACAGGTTTAGCCACGTACTGCATTGTTTTCCTCCGGGTAATTTTTTTGCAGTAATTCAGCAAACTGTGTTGCATTTTCTGCAATACGTTGCATATCCCACTTGCCGCAGAACTTCATAAAGTGCGCACCTACCATAGATTTATTTTTTGCAACACTATGTTCTGTAATTACATCATCTACATAATCGCGAATCTCTGCAGGCTGTGCAGTAAGATCCACTAGTGTAACATTGCGTTCGTAGTCGTCCAGTACACGATGTTCCTCACCGTTGTGATCTGTCCAACGCTGTAGCATTAGATTATTCCACGCAAAACCTTTGGAATCTTTATCTGCATATGCTTCTACAAGTCCTACTTTTTTACTACTACCTTTTTCACGCACACCGGGATATGCACTAAACACATTATCTGTAGGATCACCACGCATACACTTCTTAAATAGTTGATACTGTGGATCAGCAGGGATCTTATGTTCTCCAGTTTTTTTGTCTACAACAGGCTTACCTTGATCATCGTATACACCATCTAGACGTATAGTTTCTTTTGTAATGCCATTGTACTGATGTACCGTAGGAGTTAGCAACTGTACAAAGTCTGTGTCACTGCTTACAATAACATGTTCGTCATTAGGATGTTTAGCAATAAAACGTGCAATAATATCATCTGCTTCTGCAATATCACACTTAATAGTACTACAGTTTGTACGCTCACTCATAAACTTTAAGAAGTCATCATATGCTTCAAAGAAAGCCGCATCTTCTTCTGCTTCTCTAGGAGTAAGTGCTGCACGTTTATCACTACGATTCTTTTTATAAGGAGTATAAAAGTCCTTGCGCCAACTGCGTCCTTCTAGTGCAAACACTACATGATCTGCATTGAACTGTTTGTAACATTTGTTGATTGCATTTAGTGTGATGTGTATTGCCATACCAACTTTTTCACTTACGTCACCGCGCACTACATGCCTAGCACGAAAGAATGTATTCATAGTATCTACTAGCAAATAAGTAGCCATCAGTTAAATCCTTTGAACTGTTCTTTAACTGTGTTAATAATACTACGCTTTGGTGTATTTGTCAAGGTATTTTGTACACCAAATTTTTCCATCACCCGAGGCAACAAGTGTTTATACCAAGCAGAGTGTGCATCTGCACCAAAATGATAACCATTGTTAACAGTTTGATAACCTTGCTTTGTTAGGTATTTTGTATAATCATCAGTATGAAAAAACAAATACTTTATGCCTTGTTCATCGAAAATGTTAGCAAGGTTACTAATTTCTAGTTCTGTTACTTTTTGCTTTCTCTTGCATTCTTCGGGTGTCTGCGCTAATACCCACTGCTTGTAATCTTCTACCATATGTTCTGGCACAGAATCTGTACCACTTGCGGTAACTTGTAGATACTGATCGTTCACTAGCCATTCTTCTCGCTCCCAGGTTGTCCATCCTATAATACAAAACAGTTTGCTTTTGTTTCCTGTTTGTTCTACAAATTGTCTTGTAGTACGAAGTATTCTAGCATTACTACTTGCACTCTCTGCATCCATGAAAAAGGGTTGGTTAAGTGCTTGAGCTATTTTGTATCCAAATGTTAGAGGAATTGCTTCTGGATGAGCTCTTCTGCCCCAAGCAATATAACGAGGATCGTCCTCTGCAAAACAATAATTCTGTACAAGTTCAGCACCAGCACTGTGACTGTCACCATTTATATAGATCACTTGTATGCGTTCCTGTGTTCGTCGATGTTTTCAACATTACGCATTGCTTGTTCTTTTTCATAACTTTCCATGACTATATTACGACAAACATCCTGGAACCAGTTATCTACAATGTCATTATCTGTTTTGCCTTGATAACCTGCACGAACAAGTTTAGCAACAAAGATCTCATTCCAATCCAATTCAAAAGCACCCTGTTCCAAACTACCTTCAGCAAGTTCCATACTTAATACACTAACCCAGGGCTCGCCTGCTTCTGTTGCAAGTTCTTTTTCACTTTTCTTACGTTTAGGTGCAGACTTTTTAGGTTCCTGTTTCTTTTTAAATGGATTCCATTTATCTAACATTACATACCTGCCCGTCTTAGTTTATCTGGATCAATTGGTGCTTTCATAGCCTTATCTAGTGGTGTTTGCTCTTTAGGTTCCCCAGGCGTTTCCGAAGAGGCTGATGTGTAGTCTTGGCGTGAAGCGCCAACCTCGCTCCATGCAAAGTTCTGCGACTTGTTGAACATTGAGCGTATACTCTTCTGAACGTCCGCCAAGCGGCATACAATATACTGGACACTCAACGCCTGCATCACGGTATGCTTGAACAGCACTACTGACTTCATCCACATCCACACTATCAGCGACAACAAACTTGAGGTAAAGTTCACTGCGATTAATGCCATAGTAATCGGCAACAATCCCAGGCTTAATAGCATCAGCCTTAGATTCTCCGCTAACGCTAAGTTTCGGGGAACAACTCCAAGTGACTGTAAATCTGTTCTGATTGTTGAGATAGTCTCTAAAGTCTTCTCTAAGGGATTGTGTAGCATTTGTTTCAAATGTGACATTCTTTAAATCCTTCATTTGTGGGTGTTCTAATAGTTCTTGATAAAACTTCTGCCATCCTAACAGAGGTTCGCCGCCTGTAAAAATAAGGTGTACGTCTTGTCCGTTATCCATAGTCCAACAGCCTTCAGGCGTGAGACTGAGTAAATGTTCTACAACTTCATCTACAGTTCTATCCATCATAAACTTTTTAAATTCAGGATAGATGCTTGCATATGTGTCACAACCTGTGTGAATGATAGGCAAGTCTTCAAACTTCTCTGTTGTATTTACTACGCCACTATCCAGCAATGCTTTGACTTCTGGATTGTGTTTACCTTTTTCTGTACCTCTGGGTAAGCCAAAGTTCATGCAACGGAAGTTACAACCAAACGTGCGTAGGAATACACTGGGTACTCCTACAAACTTGCCTTCACCTTGCACACTATAAAATGCTTCACTGTATCTAAGTTTCATTGTTGGTTTCCTGTTGACTGCTTCATAAGATGGATAACCTTTTTCAAATACTGGACTTTCATACATCCGCAAAACGCTCCTTGCGTGTATGCCAAGGTGTATAGATTGCACTGTTTGCACCATGCTCTGAACATTCGCAACTCTCACAACTTACACGCCCGCCTGTTTGGTTACGCACAAGTTCATCTGCAAAACGCCAAGCATGCTCTGCAAACTTCTCTGCACCTACGCCATCCATTACTGTAATCTCAGCAAGTCCTTTTTTTTCAAGGTCGTAAAAATCTTCCATGTGAGGATCTTCACTGTCAATTACAACCTTGTGATCAAACTGTTCTTCAAGCCATTGCTTTAGTTCTTTTAGTCCGCCAAAGTCCTGTACCCAATTACGATGATCCAGTTCACTTGCTGTAAATGTAAACTTAAATGCTAAACTGTATCCATGCAAGAATCTACAATGACTGTGATCTGCATGTGGTTGACGGAACACTGCACTCAGTCCTATATTGTGTCCGTATGTTTTTGTACTTGTATAAGGCATTATACCCACTCCTATTGTTATAGGTCGGAATATTTAAAGACGGACGATCCTTTGACGTCTATATATATTTTATGATTTATTACGCTGTTTGTCAAGATGTTCTTGCCAAGCATCCTTTTTCACAGCCTGCATTGCTAGAATACAACGTAGTTCTCCGCAAGCACGTTGAGGACCTTTTCCAATATGAGGATTGCTTCCATCAAACACAATAAGTTTGCCTGCTTCAAACTTACTTATCTCTACTGAACCATCTGCGCCATATACCAGCGTTTCACCGCCCCAATTATCGTTCCACCGTCTATTTAGGTAAACTACACCGGTCATACTTTCGCCTTCGTGTAGCCAATCATCATGAATATCGCCATCTTGTCCATAAGTGTTGCCTGCCATCATATTGCGTACAAGACTGTATTCATTGCCAACGAGATTTATAAAACGATCACCAATGTTGATAATTTCTTGCGGAATACCTTCTTTATATTCTGCACGAAATGTGTCGTAGTATGCTTGAAACCACATAGGATATACTGTGTTATTGTTTGACTTTTGCCCAAACCGCCAGTTATCACTGCATACACACATTGCCCATATTGCTTGGAGTTCTGCTTCACTTACAAAATCTCGATGTTCTGTAATTAAACTCAATCTTCAATACTCCATTCTACATCATAACCGCCTTTACGATCACTAAACCAATCATCTTCTCTGTCGTAATGGAAATCATTTACGAATTCAATGAAGTCGTCAGACTCTTCTTCAAAGTGTTTTTCAAACTCTTCAATACTGCCAAACTCTGCAATAATATCTTCGTCATCAATGTCATATGTTAGATAACTGTGTACACTATGATATTCAATTTTTTTAAAACGCATTACCACCACTCCTCAAACGGAAAAACGATCCATGCTGGATCTTCTGCTTTGTTAATTTCAATACTAGTATAGTCTAAATCAAACTTACTGGGCACATTGTCGATGATAGCGGCGAAACGCACATTGTTGCTCCATACATCATCCCAAACTTTATCTCTTGGATATGCACTGGATTGCCAATCTTGTTTGATCCAACTAAATGTTTCGCCTGTGTCATTGATATCATCTAGCACTAGAATATTTGTACCTGCATGTGCATCTTCTGCCATCCAGCAACTGCTTTCCGGCCCGTGGTCAGCATCACGCAGTCGCACATCCAGTGTGTGCATTTTAATGCCTGTATAGTGACTCATCATCACTGCAGGAATAAGTCCACCGCGTGTTACGCCTACAATGTAATCGGGACGCCAGTTGTCGTGATACATTTGTGTTACAATATCCAACACACCAGTTTGCATCTGTCCGTTACTAATATATCTTTTATTCGTCATCTTCGTCTAACCATGAACAATACCATGACTCCCAATCCATTGCAAAATTTTCATCTTGTTCCGCGTAGTGCATTGCTTCTTCTAATAATCCTGGATGCTGTTCTAGCATTTCACGAAAGTAACCTGCTTGCTCGATACTTGCATCTTCACGCATGCCTTCTACAACATCCATATCTTCGCCATCTGCTTCTGCTTCGTCTGCCGCAATCCAACTATCCCAAGCCGCATCGTGTGCATCTTCATTTAAATCAAAAATGAGATCGTATACTTCTTCTTTAGTTCGCACGTCGTTTTCTCCATTCAAAATACTTTTCGCAGTGCATCCATTTGCCGTTAACAATGAATCCCCATTCACGAAATTTAGGCCCGGGACAGAACAGAGTCCAAGCATGAACTCCTGGTTCCAGTTCTACACGATGCAAACTTTGTGCACCATTGAAGCGAAAACTTCCAGGACCACGCCAAAAACGTCCCTGGGGTGTTACTTCCCAATATCCGCCACGTAGGATAAGTGTAAAGTAGGGCCAGGGATGATCGTGTAGTTCGTCTGGATCTCCCTGTATAAATTTATGCAAGAAGATGTTAAATGGAAACCATTTACGATCTTTTAGGAACAAGTAGTAGCGTTCCAAATAGGGCTTTTGTCCTATGCGATCAAGTATAACTCTTTTACGACCCAGTCTTTCTAGAATATTGAGCATCCAGTTCCCTCTTCAGTTCTTTAACTCTTTTGTCCATCCAACTAATAGCAGTATGAATATGTCCTGTATCTGTTGGCTGTAGACAACTCTTAGCATACACTATTTCTTCTTCTAGTGCAATAACTTTTGCTGGTTTACTAATCATTGAAACAGACCAACAACACCATATACAAAGTAGCCTACAACTACCAGTGCAGTAAGTGCAAATGGAATGTATACCATTACAATTTCAATACCGTCATGTTCACGGAAGAAGTTAATTACCTGTTTCATTATGACACCTGTACTGCTACATATAATAGTACTGCAAGGATGCTAAAGTTAATTGCCATGTTTACATAGTGTGGATTACTGTTCATTGTTTTCTCCTTTACTAGAACTTTAATTGTACACTAACACCAGCTCGCTTTTCAATATTTTCTTTAAGCGAACTTACATTGTTGCGGATTTCCGCAAACGCATTTACATTACCTTCCAGTCCCAATCCTGTAGTAATGTCATCAACTTGTTTTAAACCAGTCTTTGTAATATCAAAGTTATAGTAGGTACCCAAATCAATTTCACGATCTGCACTCTTAAAGTCCACTGTACGCATTTCGTGTACTACTTGGCCATCCAGTGTTCTTGCAGTGGGCACACGATATGTAAACTCTGCACTCTCAACTGTTACTGGCTGACTTACAGCAAAGCCAAGTGTATGTCCTTCACGTGGTGCAAGTTCATAACCTGCTGTAGCAGTTGAACTTACAACATTGTCTGCATCCGCTAACATGCTGTTTGTCTTGTCAAAGTTTACACTGGTAAAGCCTACACCAGCCTGTGCATAAAAGCCACCGTTACGATAGTTGTAGTTTGCGTAAACTGTTGTGCTGTCTTCTGTAGTGCCTAATGTACCTTGGAAACTATTGCCCAAATAGTGACCCTCACTCTTGCCAAAGCCAACTTCAATGTTGCTGCTATCATTAATAGCAAACGGAACACTTGCTTGTTGATCCTGTGTCATGTAAGGCTTAAAATAGTTTACTGCACCCATTTGCTCTGCAACACTAGCAGTTCTAGTGTCTACACTCTGTGCCATATCGCCCAAGTCAACGTAGAAGTCACGCTCGAAACTATCTAATACCATAACACTTGTAAGTGCTTGAATCTCACTTGCGGCAACGCCCTGTACGTTTGCACCACCTGCTACACTGCTGACACCACCATTTGTACGTCCACTAGTAGGAATACCTGTAGCACCCACTGGGCGTGTTGCACGATCCATATCAAGCAAGCCTTGTCCGTGTACGTTTTCATCATAGCCTGCAATGTTCTTGTTACCAGTTACAAGTACCAACTGTACTAGGTGCTTGCCTTTCATGTGCGGCCACATCTGGTGCAACACTGCAATAGCACCAGTAACTACAGGAGCCGCCATACTAGTGCCTGACATAGTAACGTATCCGCCGTTTACTGCAGTACTAGTAATTGCTGTGCCATTTGCCATGATGTAATAGTCTTTTATCTTTGCGGCATCAATACATACACCGTTCTGCATAGTAGCACAAACAGTGCCTGCTTTGTTACTAGAACCGTTGATCTTTCCGTTGTTCTCGTCCCAATTGCCAACAATAATCATTTGTCCATCAAGAATAAGGTTACCATTTGCATCAGTAGCAGTAGCCATCTGATTCATACCAGCACTGTAATCCCAGCCTGCGTTGCCAGCGGCTTTTACAAGTACCTGCTCACTACCTAGTGCAGTTTTCCATTCTTTTGCTTCGTTTACAGCACCATTGTAACCATTCTCACCATAGTACCAGTGTGTGCTATGCCACTCATCCCCGTTTTTTACAAGGCTGTTACGGAACGCTCTGTCATAGTTTACTTCTGCACTTACGTTTATAGCAACACTTCCTATGCTATTGCCCCAAGCGGCCGCCTTTTTTGCATTACTAAAACTGTACTGCGATCCACTTGACACTTTTGCAATAGCAAGGTCTGCATCAAATGCCGCACCATGCATACCAACACCGTTCTTTTCTGCACCAACAATACCTGCAACATGTGTGCCATGTTCTGCGCCTAAACTCATTTCAGTGTTAGTGTAGTCCATAGTGTATTTGATATTTACATCCAAATCAGTGTGGGCAGTAAGTGCTCCTGTATCTGCAACAACAACAGTTGATCCTTTACCTGTCCAACCTCTGCTGTACGCATAGTTAAAGTTACTCGCACTCAATTGTTTTGTGGTCAAATAGTTAAACTCAGTATTGTTATAATATTCGGCATCAGCAACATAACCAGGCGTGCGTGTTCCCATGTCTGCATGATCTGTCTCTTATACACATCTCCGAGCCCACGAGACGTAGAGGAATC